ATCTTCGGTGCTGACCAAAGCAAACATAAGATCAGCAGTAGCTGGAAGACCAAAGCTTTCTGAAGTGTCAGTAAGATTAGGGTCGCTACTAGCAAACCCAGACCTTGTAGTCTGCGTAGCCGAGCAGATGGGGATAGACGCTTCGACTGCGAGACCCCTGAGTTCTTCTGCGATTGCCTTGACATAAGAATAAGAATTGACGTTTACTGCACTCCTATACCTAGAAGATGCACAGATATTGAGATAATCTACAAATATTATATCAGGTATAAACGATTTCTTCAACTTCAATTCTTGTAATAATGCTTTGAAATGTCCACAATGTGCTGATGCTGTGGGATATTCTTTGATTATAAGTTTGCCTGTAGTTTTTGCAGAAAGTTTATCTATTTTTTTGTGGAATGTAGTTTGTGGTAATTCTGCTATGTCCTTGATGTTAGTGTTCAGTAAGTTTGCATCTATCCTCTCTGCAATCTTCTCCTCTGCCATTTCAAGGGTGATGTATAGAACATTTTTACCTTGTACAAGACATGAACTAGCAACATGACACATGAATAAAGACTTACCAACCCCAGTACCAGCGAGAGCGATATTAAGAGTCTTATCAGATAACCCACCTGACGTAATCTTATTAAAATATTCGAGATCAAATGGTATTTTGTTTTCAATTTTGTGATAGTAGGCATAACGATCCTCCGCATCGTCTATGTAATCGTGACCAACATGTTGATCGAATCCAACTGCTAGTGCATCGGATAATATACTGGGAATTGCATCCCTATTCTTTTTATCATCCTGTCCATCTGCAATTTTGATACTCTCCATCAATGCATTGTATATCGCCCTCTCTTTACACCATGCTTCAGTGGTATCATACACCCATTCTTGTTCGTATTCTGCTTTTCCTAATGCATTGATGAGTTGTTCTGTTGATTGAAACTCATCTTGTGTAAGATCTGTCCTCTTGCCTACTTCAATGTGCAAGACTTCCTTGCTAGGTAGACTGTCATATTCTTTAAGAAATGTTGATATCTCTTCAAATACAACCTTGTCTGATCTCTCCTCAAAATAATCCTCCTCTATGAATGGAATTACCTTTCTTGTGTATTCTTCATCATGAATTAGATTGTTGAGTATCGTTAGGGGAACTCTTTCACTCACCATAACTAAACTCTTTCTTTGCTACCTCGTCTAGTGCTTGCATAATCTCATCATCAAAGTATTTTTCTGGATGTGAGTATACTTCTTTAGCGTACACCTTCTTACCTTTGATTTCATATCTATTTCCTACCTTCTTCACTATGTCATACTTTTCTGCAAGATCAAGTAGACCATAGTATTTGTCAAGACCACGCTCATCGTAGAACAATCTTATCTTGACTGCCTTATTCTCTTTACTCAACCTCGATTTGACAGTCTTTGCCGTGATAACATTTCCAATGACCTCTGTTCCATCTTTTTCTTTTGCCTTGCTGAGATAGATGATTGTACTCGCTGCATACTTGAGTCCAGAACCTCCCCCCATTTCTTTCGTTGGAACATAAGCTCCGATGACATCGTATGTATGATTCGTGACAATGAGTGGGACATTTGCTTGACCTAATTTAAGTGTGAGCATACGGAATGCACCTTTGACAAGTTGTGATTTTGTCATGTCTCTGACGTTCTTGTCTTCTAGTGCATCTTTAATTTCTTTTTCAGTAGAAAGCATGCCTAGTGAGTCTAACACAAATAGACATGGAGTTCTTTCTTCTGTTGGTTTATCCAAATATATGTCTAATGCTTTGAGTGCCTTATTACGAAACTCTTCTACAGTGACAACCTCAATATGTCCAACCCTTTTTGTGTCAATGTTTCTAGATTCGAGGAGTTCTCTATTGACAGCACTTTCAGTATCGAAGTACAGAACATAACCGTTAGGATTATTGTCCAAGAAATTCTTGACAACTGCGAGGGAGAAGAAAGTTTTACCAGTAGATGTCTCGCCAGCAATAGCGGTGATACGATTACTACTAACGCCACCAACAATAGACCCTGACACGAGTCCATTGAAAATGAAAGATCCTGTATCAATGTACTGTTCTTTATCCTCTTTATCAGAGGCAATTTTTGCATAGTCCGAACCAATCTCCTTTACTATCTCGTTCAATAAATCCATAATTACTTTCCAATTTTGTGATAAACTTCCACGAAGGACTCACATTGAGGACATGATAAGTTTGTAAGTATATCATACTCCATGAAATCATCTTCGTCAAGATCATGATCACCTCCCCAAATCAATTCAGTGTCACAGTGCCAACATTTCATATGCCTAAAAGTTTACGTTGTCTTTCAAAGTATCCGTGTAGAATCCATGAACTACTATTCATTTTATCTGTTCCACCAATACCCCATTCAAACTTTACTCTATCATTATTCTGAAACTTGTCAAGTTCTGGTGTGTTACCTTTGCCACGATCACCACCATTACAGAAGACAACTGTCTGAGAAATGTCAAGACATTTTTCTATGGCACCACAGGCAGAATCATCAGCATCATCCCATGATATTACAGCGTCAACCATATCAAGATGACGTATAATATCTGCACGTTCTGTCCAAGATTGAAAGTATTGTCCTTTCTTACGTTTCAACCATGGGTCACCATTTAATCCTACTACAAGATAGTTTGATAGGTCTTTTGCTCTGGCAAAATACTGTATGTGTCCACTGTGTATGGGATCAAACCCACCTGTCACCAAACTTATCTTATCAAAGAACATGTTTTTTAAAATACTTGTTCAATACATCTATTTGATCGTCATACTTTGCTATGGCATCGAGTTCTTTCTCGATTGACTCTAGAATATCGGTATGTTCTCCCACCCCTGCAGGGTTAGAGAGGTAAACCTCTATGTTTGCTTTGTGTTTTTCTATGTCACCGTGTGCATGTGCTATAAGAGCACGAATAATTTGATCTCTCATGTGTTTATGTAAAAAAGGACTCTAATGTTGCTATTTTCTCAACAGACCACCCTATAGCATCTAAGATTGCTTTGAGTGGTTCAATAAATGATTTGTCAAACTGTAAATCATAATCAATATACGGTGCTAAACCTAGTTCAACAGGAAAATCATTGATAAATGAGATGACATTCTCACGAATAGGATTAGGACTCTTCAAATAACAGAACTTTATCTTCTCACCATTGTTGATTACATTGTATTTACTCAACAACTTCTTCTCCTTTACATAATGATTGAACAATAAAGAACCTCGAACATGTATGGGTGTTCCTTTCTGATATATTGTCATATGACTCCTATATTTTCCCACATTATTACATGTCCTAGGGAATGCTACGTCAGCAGGGTTCATATTGCGAAAATCTACTCTCATTTTCTTGATATATGCTTGAACATTGTCTTCCGACTCGTTCATAATGATGCTGATAGCGTCCTTAATCATCTTACGACATGGTGCAGGGGTAGATGATTTGACTGCTTCGATACCCATCATCTTTAGTTTGGGTTCAGCAAATCTAACTCCTTCTATATCCCACGCATTCAGCATATATCTTTTCTTTGCAGTCCATATACCACGTTCAGCAATAGTTTCTCGTTTCATGAACATCTTTTGCTCGTATGCATTTACATACGTCGCCAACGCTTCGTAAGAATTAGAAATATATTTTTCAAGTTCCACCTTACAGACCTTATCAAGGAACGTGACGATGCTTTCAACATTCTTTTCTCTCCCCTTGTATACAACTTCGACCAAAGGACCCATATGAAGATAAATGGAATCAGTATCTGAAGCAATAACATAGTCTTTCTCCTGTGTTTTCAATACATTGTTCATGTATTGGTTGACTTTACGTTCGATCCACCGAATGCTGAACTGACCTCCGAGAGTAATCGCTTCAGCATTCGCAAGCATATAATAACGAAAATAGTTGTTACCGATAGCACCATAGGCACTATTAAGTTGAATTTTTTTCGCCATTTGGATGTTGTTACATCTGGCGATTTCCTTTTCGAGGCGTTTGGTAGGTGTCTTTTCATACTCCTTCTTGGCCTCAAGCATCTTTTTCTTGAATATGACACGTTCATTGTAAATTTTCTCCATTATTTTGGGTAGGAAACCACGTTTCTTAGTAGTAAACATAGCACCATTGGGACAAACTGTCACGTCCTTTAGTTTTGATAGATCCACCTCTTCATTCAACAGTTTATCTACAGAAACAGACGGAAATCTCTCGTCTAAAACAGTCTCTGGAGATATATTGTACTGCATAATAAGATGAGGATACAAACTATTGAGGTCAAAAGAAACAACCCAGTCGTACATACCAGGTATAGGTTCTTTAACATACGCTCCTGCATACTTCTCCTGTTTTTCTTGTTCTTTTTTGGGTGGAATGACAATGCCTTTCCTTCTTAGATCATTGTAGATGATCATGTCCCACATTCTAACCTGATAGAACACATCTGTAAAGTTTACTTTGGCATCAAATGCCATAGTAATAGCAAGTTCAATCAGTTTCATCTTCTCTTCAAGACCGTCAACAATTCTAACGTCTTGGATGTTGTAATCTACAAATTTATTCCATGCTTTTGTATAAAATTCTTTGAACGTGTCGTGTTCAGAGTGGTCAAGTTTTTTCTTACCTAGTTCTACTTCACCAATATAATCAAGTCGGTATGACTCTTGTGCTTTATATGTAAATTTTTTGTATAGATCAAGGTAATCGAGGACAGTAACACCACCAATATCGTATACCAGATGAGGTCTACCTGCTAAGTAAATCTCCTCGTGTGTGACCAATCCCCAAGGCGATAATTTTTTAGATGCTTTTTCACCTAACACTCTAGTTATTCTTTTTGCAAGGTATGGTATGTCATATAGTTGACAATTCCAACCTGTTACTACCTCAGGAGGACTGTGACTCCAGTAGTTTAGGAAGTGTGTCAGCAAATCATGTTCATCGTTACACTGCACATACTTGACCATCTTATCTTGTGTCCTGTAAGGACCTACACCAAAGGTCAAGATGCGTTTTGTATTGTAATCTTGTAGTGAGATGAGTAACATCTCCTCATCACACTTCTCAACAGTGGGAAACCCACCTTCAGACTTGACCTCTATGTCAATCGTGACAAGATTCATTTTTTTAATATCAAATTTTATTTCATTCTCTGGATATCTGTCAGAAATATACTGATATATGTACCTGTTGTTGCCATATATCTCAAAGTTTTCTACATTTTCATGACTTCTAATAAATTCTCTGGTCTCTCGCACTGTGCCAGGTTGTATACTCTGTACATATTTGCCATCTAGTGTTTTATATTTTGTTTTTTTCTTACTAGGAACAAACATCGTGGGTTGAAAAGATTCCCTCGATGTAAAACTTTTTCCACCTTCATATCCACGGACGAGAAAATCATTCCCGACCATCTGAACATTTGTATAATATCTCATACAGGCATTGTAGCAGAGATTGTCTCCCCTTTCAACTCCCGTTCACGTTCACGAAATAACCTTACAAAATTATTATACATGTATTGTATATCTTCACGACTCATATACGGTTTAGGCATATTCAAATAAGTGCCTTGATCATCATGTCTCATTTCAACAATTAAGTCATCTTCAATAAACCCACCCTTCACACACATATCTCTCATAGGTGTACCGTGATATGGAGTATAAATGAAAGCGTTTGTATCATTACAACCAAGTTGTGCTGCCAATTCCACAGACTGCATGCAATTCTCCATGGTTTCGTACGGATATCCTATGATAAAGTTACAGGTGGTAGAAAGACCTGCCTCTCGTGCAATACGGAAAGCATCTATTGCCTTTTGATTATCATATATTCTACCTATCACATCTCTACGGAACTGAGGGTCGCCATGTTCTACACCCATGTTTAGTTTGAGGCAACCTAATTCTTTCAATGTCTGTGCTTGATAGGGTGACAATAACTCAGGTCTAGTTTGTGTAAAGAAAGGTAATTTATATTTACTATACATGGTTGCCCACTTGTCAAACTCTTTCTTAGACATGGTAAGAAAGGTGTCTGTAATAATCCACAACACCTCTATATCATGTTTTTCTATTAGATCTATTAGTTCTGCTTCCTGATGCTCCACAGTTCTTTTTCTAAAGAATAGACTGTCGGTTTCTTCCTTATAAAGACCTGCATTTGATGGAGAGTTGCAGAACTTACATTTAAATGGACATCCACGTTGTGTCTCTACAGTGGCAATCTTTATTATCTTACCCTGAAATGGTCTATAGAGTGACCTGTCATCAAATATCTCATGATCAGTGATCGGTAATGTATTGACATTGATAGCAGGTCGCATAGGATTAGGATACACGTTCGCTAAATGATGACCATCTTTACCTTCACTTATAAGATCCATCAACTCAGGCAATAATTCATCACCCTCACCTCTACAGATATAATCACACTTGCCCTCAAATGCTTGAGGAAAATATGTACAAAAAACACCTCCACATACACTAATAAATTTTCTATCCTTGATCTGATCCATAAATTTATTCCAAAGATAGTATGTGTCTTCTACAATAGAAGATATAATAACATCTGGTTCAAACTCTATCACCATATCTCTAAAGGCAGTATACATATCAACATTTTCTAATTCTAATTTTACATCAGGTCTATTCCATTCATACTCTGGAAACATACCCCTCTTTTCTCTTGATCTATCTCTATCACCATTCGCTTGTTCTAACTTATTGTCCACAGGATACCATGTGGCATCAAACAACTTCATGTTGTGATAACCTGCTCTTTTCAAACATGCTGAGAGAATTGCAATACCACCTGGCGGTGTTACTCTCATGTGTTGGTTAGGGTATAACCATAGTATCCTAAGATTTTTCTGTGACATTCTTAGCAGTGAGTGCCTGATACTTATCTAGTTGGTTTTTATCTGGTTCTATTATGGTCAAAAAACTATCGGAGTGCACCATCATTTCACGTTGAGTTGTAAATGATGGCCATGACTCAAGAAACTCACCCTTGAGTTCAAATGGGTCAATCAATTTACAATCTGGTTCGCCCATCTCAGATCCAACCTCTTCTACTCTCGCTATAAGAACAAGATTGTTCTTGAATAATAAAATTTTGATCATAAAGACAGACTTCTAGATTTTAAGTTTACCACAACTGTACGTACTTTGTCAATGTAACCTTGATTTCGTAACTCCTTGAACACCATGTTCTCGAAACCATACTCCCCGTATTTTTGCAGTGAGACTGACCTACTATCTCTTAGTTTCTTGACCAGTTCTCTCAATCCCTCTGCATTTTCATTCTTGATGAATGCATCTATTCTAGTCTTAAAGTTGTTTACTTTTTTCTCTATCTCCTTTTCTTCAACCTCACCCTCTATTCTTTCTGGTTCTTGTATCCATACCTTCTTCATCAGACTATACACACCTTGACTCTTTTTACGAGTGACCTTTGGTCTCTCAATGTATGGTTCTGCTTTGACACCATAGATTGTGACATTGTGAGTCAATTCCCACAGAGTTTTCTTGTCCATGTAGTATTGATCAAGTAGATCTGGATTACAGTCAGGTATAAACTTAGGATCTACAACGATATGCACATCCAAATCAGAGTATTGTGTATAATTATACCCTGCATTACCACCGAGTAAGAGAACATCTACAATTGCTTTTTCATCTAAATCAACATAAGCAGCAAATGCTTCTGCAAATTTCATCAATGCCTCATTCACCTCAGGTTTGAGAGAATCCCCAATCCAGAAAGTTGGATTGAGGATTTCTGTGAACCTAAGAGTCAGTGACTCTCTAAGGTCTTTGGGTTTGATATGTCTAAGGACTCTTGAATACATGTATGTATTTAGAGCCAGTCTTTTCGTTTCTTTTCGTCTGGAATAATTTTCTCAATATCAACAAGTAAGAGTCCATCTTCAAATCTGACATCTTTTACTACAAGATCATCAGGTAATGACCACGCACGAGTGAATGCACGTTGTGCTAATCCTTTATGAACATAGTCTTGTTCAACTCCATCTTCTTTCTTGCCCTCTATGACAAGTCTTCCCTCTTGTGTGTATACTTTGAGGTTCTTTTTCTTGAACCCTGCTAGTGCTACCTCAACCCTATACTCATGATTTGATATCTTTATCGTATTATAAGGTGGGTAATTTGTGTTAGCAAAATGAGAATCAAACTCCTGATACCAGTCGTCAAATCCAATCATGTTGCGTTGTATCTTTTCAAGATACTTTTGTGTGTCTGGAACAGACAAGGTAATACTTCCGTTACCGAACATGGTGACCTCCTTGAGCGTCTAATTGTAATGTCCCCGTAGGCGACAATACTAATTATACATTATCCTTTATAAGAAGAAGTACGGTTGTTACTATTGAATAGTGTGGATGCCTTTTTTGTTTTACTGATGGCACCCCGTGCATCAACGTCAAGTTGTAAGGTAATCTCATTGTATAATGACTTCAGATAATCAAGTGTTTCTTCAAAAGAATAAAACTCTTTAGAATCTATCACAACTAGGTAGTCATCATCTGGAACTGATGTAACTTTACAATTAAAGAACCCTTCAAGTAGATCTACTATCTTCCTCTGTTTCTGACCAGACCCATACACTTGTGCATCTATTTGATATTTACCTCGATACTTTTCTATTAGTGGTGCATAGAATCCATAGTAGTTCTCCCATCTTTTCTTTCTCTCTTCGTATGAATACTTACCATACTCATCAAGGTCAATAGCATAGATATCTCCTCTCCAATCTTTTATGAAGTTAGCTTCATGATATGCTATGAAGGAATACTCAGAGTCTCTCTCTACCAAATCTTCGTATAATAAGTTGAAGTCGTGTATACTTCTTACAGGTTTACCCTTGATAAATTGTGCCTCATAGATTACAAGATCACCATCCCACTTGATTGTAAATTCTGGTATTTTTATCCTGTTGAAATTTTCATTCTGTAATCGTTTGAGATTATTATATGCTGTCTTTTGATGTATTGCATCAGCAAAAATCATCTCCTTCCTTATTGTAAGGGAGAAGATGTCGTATTCTGCAGCGTCATTAGTGACGATACGAGAGTATGTCATTCAATTGTTTTTTTCTTACCTATATTATACTTTGTCTCTAGTGTCCAATCACCTTTCTCTTTGTAACTTATTACTTTTATTTGGTTGAGTGGTGCTATATCAAGTGTCTCATCTATAACAGTTGATATGAGACCCCAATCACTTAGTAATTGTATTATTCTATTTCTACGTTGCACATCATTGACACTAAGATTCGCTTTTTTACCATCCAAAGCAAATAATTCTTTAAAATGCACAATGAAATATTTACCTTGCTTGTGCAATATGTGGCAAGATTGATATAATTTTTTTTCTTTTCTGGATGCTACACCAATTCTTGTGAGAGTTTCTCTTACCTTCAGAAAATCATCTGGTTCAGACAATAATATCTCTATCATTTTGTCTGGAGTCCAGTGATACTCTGGTTCCACAATGTTCATTTCAATCCACCGACTTCAAGTTTGTTTTGAATAAATCTAATTTGTTTTTCGGTTAGAAGTGGGAGAACTTGCTTTGCCTTTTCATTACTATAACCATAGTATGACTTGATAAACTCAAGGTTCTTCAACTCTTCTTTCCTAATCCAAGGTGCAAACCTTTTCTTAGATCTGAGAGTATTTAGATAAAAATCATATTGCAACTGCTTGTCTAGGTCTATATGCATGTTCATCTCGTTCACAAACATGACACAATCAAGGTGACCAGACAGACATCTATTGATGATATATGGTGGATAATTCTTGATACAATCTGGATCTTCCTCCATCAAATTTTTTTTTGTGCTGTTGATTGAATTCAACCAATCCTTTAGTTCAACGGTCAAAGATCCTCTCCTTCATCTCAGGTGTCCACTTATCATAATAACCTGTTTTGTGCAACTCTGCTCTCTTTTCTAACAAATCTTTTCTATCTTGAACAATGATAGCGGT